AGGTCAAATGCCTGATATCCCTGATAGAATCCACCTACTGCTGCATCGTTGTACATTACTGGCTTACGCAGCTCATAGCCGCCGCCAATCTTCTTGATTCTTCCCTTCTCGTCCAGAGTCGAGGTAAGCGGGTTGTGGTGAAGTACCAAGTCCGCTATCTCTTCTGACTGATCCCAGAGGGTTGATACAATTGCCTCTTCTAAATTAGCCATTTTAGTTATCCCTTAAAGTTTATGGGATAACCGTATGGCTATTCTCCTATGAATCGCCTCCGCAGGTTATCCCCTAGTGATTTTGATTGTACCCTGGGAGTCCCGCTACCGGCGGAGCCAGATATTGATTTGGCAGCTTGTTTCGCCTTTTGAGCTACTGCTTGCTGCTGCTGTATTGCCGGCTTTGCGGTCATTTTTTGAACGAGACCGGAGAAAGTCGGATTGCCGTTTACTACATAATTGTATGCAGTCTCTAGTACCTGCTCAGGGGAGGAATACCGCCCTGTAGCATTTAGAGCCTGAACAACTGGAGCCATTTCAGCCTCTAGTTGAGAAGCTGTTTCTGGATCCCTGAATAACGGCTTGTTATTCATAAATGAGTTTACTACCTGTTGGTTGTAGTACTCAAGTGCCTTTTTTTCATTCTCCGACTGAATTGACTGAAACCGCTCCTCAGCTATGCGCTCTGCATCTTCCCTGGTTAGGTATTGTGGCTGCTGCGCTTCTTGCGGCTGGTAGTTGTTTAAGTCCTGTGGATTGATGCCATAAGAGTTTAGCCAATCAAGGGCTGTCTCTACTGGATTAGCTTGCATAGCCTTGTCCCATGCAACGGCTCTCCTGGTAACATCAGCTATGGAAATACCGTCTCTAGCGTATTCGTCCTCGTATTGCTTGATTGTCTCGTACAACCCAGAGGTTTGACGTTTTAGCTGTTCAACCTCCTGCATTTTTCGGCTATAGTCAGATCGTGTCTCATAAGCCCTGCGGTTTAAATAGGATTGCAAAACATGAGCATTGGCAGGAGTCGGGTTAAGAAAAGCATCCTTTTCGGCAGCGTTCATATCAGCCGGTGGGGCCAACGGTATAGGCGCTGGGGTCGCAGCCTCTTGAGAAACTACGGTACCACTATCGGCAGGTTCCTCTGTTTGGCTAGTTTCTGCCTTACTATCTTCCTCTTTACCACTGCTTTTAAATTGCTGTTTTAGCGATTGCCTAATCGATAAACTAGCCGGTTCGCGCTCTACGGTAAGCTCTGTATCTGTAGGATTTAAGGTTTCGTTATCTTCCATTTCTATACCTATCTATTATTTTGTTGCTTAACTCTTTGGCCATACTACGAGTGGATGCGCCTGACTCGTGATCAGGGATGTACCCTCTATCGTAGGAATCGCCAACCTCAATAGCTCCAGCAGCTTTATAGGCCGCCCGTAGCTTTGATTTACTGGTATAGACTTCTTTAGGATTTAGCGGATTGCGGGTAGGTTCCATCTCGTCTTGGATAAACAAGTCACGAGCGTTAGACTTTGCTCTACGCTCTACCTGCTCTATTGGAACCACTTTCTGTTTAACAGGACACCACTGGAATAGTTTGTATTTTTGAGCCATTTAATCATCCATTAGCATAAACAACATTAAAAATCTTGTTTGTTTTGCTTTTTCTTCTGCTTTTAAGTTCTTTCGTTCTAGTGCTTCTTCTGCTGCTCTCTTTGCCGCAAATGCTTCTTCTTTTCTACCTGCTAAAATTTGAGCAGCTAAATACTCTTCTAGTAACTCTTCTTCGGTCTTACGTTTACGCCGTTTTTTTAACCCCCTGTTAAGAATATCGGATGTATCGACTTGCGTCTTGGCTTGAATAAAGCCGTTTGGCAAGCCATACATTAAATGCAAATAATTTTGAAAGCCTCCATTAGTCACTATTTATACCGATAATTGGTTCTGCCGTTGGATCCGTTGTTACAGTTCTAGTACCTAATACAGTTGTATCGTCGCTCTTTGTTACTGTTAATGTAGCTCCAGATACCTGAGTATTATGCACTCCTTGAGCAATCATACCATAAAGCGATTTAACACCTAACGCATCTCCATCGCTAGAAGCCTCTACATTAGACGTAGCCCGACGAAGAACAATATCAGCTATTCGTACAATATCTGCTTCCGTAAGAACTTGATTGCCCAGTATGTAGCCAGCCTCTCCTGCGCTATAGCTTCCTGGTAGTGCGGTGCTCCAAGGATCTCCGGCTGATGCGGCAGAGTTTAGTTTATTGCCCATAGTGCCAGCATCGTTGTATTCGGCAGACAATGCTTGCCACACTGCAGCCGCAAGGCTTTGCGGAGAAAGCTCAGTAAACGGTGTAATATGACCTTCTAGGTTTCCAGTAGCTCTAGGAGTTGCGGCTGCACTAAACTGAATAAAGGTATTAGCAACAGCATCGATAATAGCGCCTAGCGTTGCGTTATTAACGGTAAAGCTAAAACTAGTGTTACCAATAGCGTTAGCCGCAATAAGAGCGGTACCTGTAAGCGTAAAAGTAATTGAAGTGCTACCAACAGCAGATACTATAAGCTCTAGCAGCGCATCATTCACTGTTACTGTTACGGTTGTAGCAGCAGAAAGATTACGACCATCAGCAAGATTTAAGTCGCCTGGTGTAAAACGAAACACGCAGTTAGTAAAAGACGACATGGCACCTGCCTTAAATGGCAAGCACCAAGACGAGGGCGCAAGATGGCCGTAAGGTATTCCAGCGGTTTTATCTGAAATGCCTTCACCGCAGGATTGATTCCTAAGCTCTGTTCTGCCCCACATTTGCCGCAAATTTCCAGGAGTGCCACCGATGTAGCGTATTGGATTAAACGACAATAATGAGGAGTTAAATGTTAGCCCCATGCAAAATCTACTGAACCATAAAAGTTAGTCGATGCTGCTGTATTAGCTCCAGCAAAGTACAACCAAACCAAACAAGCTCCATCCATAATTCTTGGCATAGAAGGAAGCTGATTTACCAGGTCACGCTCTGCCGCAACACCAGCCGTAGTTAGTGGCAAGGTAAGAAGCGGACGACCTAAGCAAAGAGCGCCAGTGCCAGTATTAGCTGCGGAGAAAGTTACAGACGCTACGTTTTGCACACCGGAATCTCCTGATGCTAGTGGCAGAAACGGGCCGTAGTTGTTAGCTGCCGTACCTGAATGAGATATATGACCAGCAATAGTTGATGCCGTCATTGATACCGTTACAGGTAGTGCGTTTCCACCAGTACCGCCTTGATCTGTGTATGACAAAGATATGTTTTGAGCTGTTGTTCCATTAGTAGCAGTTTGAACCCAAAACAACCTACAACCAGCGCCGTTTGCATAACGAAGCGTAGGAGTTCCGGTAAGCGTTTGAGCTGTCGCGCTGTTGTTAGTAATACCAGGCCAATAACCTTGCAGGTCTATTAGCATAAGTTGAGATGGAACTGCTGTTGCTACAGCGCTTATGGCCGATACGTTAATGCCATGCTTGGTATCAGGACTTACGTTACCACTGTGAGGCAGTCCAAAAATCTGTGTTCCGTTTCCGGCAGTTTCGTTACAAGTAGTCCAAGCAAGTGACGTACCAGCAAAGGCATTGGCGACTGGAAAGCCTCCTAATCCGCTAAAATCATACCATCGACCCGCAACAAAAGCAGATGCGCCAGTAATCTTGTTAAAATCAGTACGAACGGTTTTGCCGTTAGTAGTTATTTCATTTATTAAATCATCTATTGAATTAAAGCCCATAATTTATCCCCATACAAAAACAAATTCGCCAACTATTGGCACAGTTCCACTTTGAACAAAATCATACGAATAGACAGTCAATCCTGCTCCTACAGGAATCTCTGGCATCTTAATACTTGTTTCGGTAATAAATCTCTTTTCGGAAACTACGCTAGGAAATACCGGCAATAGTGCTAATGGCCTAACTAAAGCTATGTAAGCTAATCCACCAATGCCTTGATTAAGTTGAATACTTATAATGTTTCTAATTCCAGTATCGCCAGGTGCAAGGCTAACAAAAAAAGAACGAGCATTTCCTGATACAGAGGTACTAGCAGAAGCTAAACTGTGTGATATAGTTTCGTTAATTAGTGCTGTCGAAAGGGTTGAGGTATTGCCGTCTTGATTTGTGTAAACAATAGTTGCGCTGGTATTTACTGCATTAGTTGATACTGAAGCAAAAATTGCCATTCTAACTCCTTCCCCATCAGTATATCGAGGTAGAGTTAAAATGTTATCCATCTCCTGCAAGTCTACAGAATCGCAATCGACAACTGGATAAAAACCTAAAGTATCAACCAGCATAAAACTACTACCAGAACCGGCTGTAGTTTTTGCAGTTCTCATGTTCCATGAAAGCAAATACTTTTGCTGCCCTGTTGCTGGATTAGGTCCAGTAAAAACGTACTTATTATTAGTGTTTATAACCGGAGTAAATGTTAAAGGACTTGCTGCATAGGAGTTGTAAGATGGCGTGCCGGATGACCACGATAAGTCAGTAAATGATCCAGCTATCGTTGAAGAACCAGGCTTAAAGTAATGCTGTGACCAGACCTGGCCGTTATCAATGGCAGTAGTGACGTCTGCTATGCTACTGAAGCCCATCGACCGTTTCCTCTATCATTTTTTCTATTGCGGCACCTGACCAAGCTACTGCGCCATGTGGATGGTCTGAGCATGGCACGATTTCATCATCAACCATGTCCAGAACCTTACCACAATGAGCGCAATAGTGTTCCATATTAATCTACTGTAGCGGTTAAAGCTCCAGCAGCAAACTGCGGTTGAATACCGTTAGAGATAGACAAGGTAGATGTAAGCGCCCCTTTTAATAGCAAATTGCCGTTACCCGACAAATCAGTGCCTATACCAAAATGAGTTACTGTTGCAGAACCTCCAGTTGCCTGTGGGAACTGAACAAGTGCTGTATTTGATACGGTACTAACGCTTCTAGTCCAACCGCCCGCAGTTCTAGCAACAGCAATGCGAGCATAGCTAGTGTAAGCTGCCTCGTTAGTTGACTGGTTGCCAGCCTCTCCTGGATCCGCAGTATGAAGCGAAATGTAGAAACTTCCAGCCGTAGCGGAGTTCTGCAATCCAGCAGCATCACCAATGTTAGCCCAATCTACGTTTAGAAAGAGCAAATCAAGAAGTGCTGCCTCAGCAGCGTTAGTCATAGACATAATCTAATCCTCATCAATGTTATCAATAGACAAAGTTGTGTTTCCAAGAGCATCAGTTCCAAGCGTACCTAACTTCTTACTAGCTTTTGGAATGATGTTATTGATTACTATAGGCTGCTGTTTTGTTGCATTTGATTCTGTTATTGCATTTGTATTACTTATATTATCCATTTGCAAACGAACCCGTTCTAAAGCATTATCAGAAGCAAGTCTGCGCTCTTCCATTAGCTTTTCTGATTCAGATAACTTAATTCGCATGTTCTCAAGCTCAAGGCGCTGTATCTCAAGGATATGCGACATCTGTTGAGTTTCTTGCTTAATAAGATTCTTATCTGCTTCAGTCTGAGCGGCAGACTGAACTTTAAGCATATCAACCTGAACGGCTTGTCCTTTGATCTGAACTTCCTGTTGGTCAATAGCAAGACGCTGCTGTTCCATATACTCTTTGAATTGCTGCTCTTGTACTCGAAGCTGCGATTCAAGTTGGTCACGCTGCATCTTAAGCTGTTGGTCTTGGTATGCAAGCTGATTCTTAACGGCTTTGTCTTGCATCTCCATTTGAGTAGCTTGAAGCCTAGCCTGCGACTCAACCTGCGCAATCTGCATACGGCCCTGGATTTCAAGTGTCTTAGGATCTGGAGGTGGCGGCTGTTTGGCTGCCTCTTCTTTAGCTTTGGAGATTTGCTCAATCTCTT